GTCCGCGAGGACGGCCTACGACAAGTTGAGATCATCGACAACCGTTCCGGCACCACATGGATACCTGACCGTCTCACCCAGCTCGTCGCAGATCATGATGCGACTGGTATCGCACTGAATCCCACAGGCCCGTCCGGGGCGCTACTGTCCGAACTGCGTGAACGTCGCATCAACATTATCGAAGTTCTCGGCCGGGAATGGGCGCAGGCATGCGGGGAACTGTTGAAGACAGTAACCGAGAATAGGCTGCGCCATCGCAACGATGAGGTGCTGAACGCTGCCGTGCATGTGGCGCGGACACGGCCGGCGTCCGACGCGTGGGTGTTCTCCCAGCGCGACTCGCTATCAGGTATCAGCCCGCTCATCGCAGCCACACTAGCGTTGCATCTGCACGCCGTGCGTGGCCCCGAAGTGTACGACCCACTGGACAGCGTTTGGTAAAGGAGTCCCATGGCCAAGCCGAAGTGTAAGCCCAAGAAGTAGCATTCCCATCGTTCGGCCGTCGGCTTGCAGTCGGCGGGCGGGAAGCCCCTCGGAACCCCCGGACCGAGGGGCTTCCACAATTTACAGTCCGGGAGGCCGGCGCGTATGGCAGGTTGGCTACGTCGGCAACTCGATCACGAGAACGCTCTTGCACGGCAGAGCCGGGAGCAACGTGACAGCGGCTCCCCCACCGTCATGGGCACCCATTGGAGCAACTTCGCCGGGATCCCATTCAACCTGGGATCCCAGCTAGCCTTCCCCGAAATATCGCAGGACCGCGTGCTCTCACTCTCAGCGGTCTTCTCCGCGGTACGGCTGCTCGCCGGGTCCGTGAGCACACTTCCGATCAAAGCGTATCGCCGATCCTCCAAGGATCGTCTGCCATTGGATCAGCTGCCCATGCTGTTCGACAATCTGATCACCGATGGGCAGATAGTCACATGGCTTCATCGGTGCATGACTTCGCTTGCATTGCGGGGGAACGCATTCGGTCTTGTCACCGGTCGAGATAATATGGGCTATCCGACAAGTATGACCTGGTTAAACCCAGCGGATATGCAGGACGATAGGAACATCGCTAATCCGTCGTGGTGGTGGCGCGGCAGGCCAATACCATCCGAAGACCTTCTCCACATCCCATGGTTTCCGATTGCTGAACGAGTGCAAGGACTGTCCCCCATTGCTGCTTTCGCGTCGACGTTCGGCATCGGACTGAGCGCACGCGAATACGGCAGCGGCTGGTTCAACTCTGGCGGTGTTCCCTCCAGCACATTCCAGAACACTGAGCAGGCTCTTGTATCGCAGGAAGTGGCATCTGCGGTCAAGGCCCGCCTGGTCAATGCGATCCGCACACGGCAACCGCTCGTCTACGGTAAAGACTGGGAATTTCAGACCCTCTCCGTTTCGCTGCAGGACGCGCAATTCCTCGAGACGATCAAAGCCACGACCAATCAGGTGGCCGCCATCTACTCGATTCCGGCAGACATGATCGGCGGCGAGACTGGGAGCAGCAACACCTACGCCAACGTCGAACAGCAGCAGATCAACTTTGTGATGTTCACGTTGCGCCCGTGGGTTGTCATGTTGGAGAACGCTTTCTCCGCACTGCTCCCGGATCATCAGTACATCAGGTTCAACGTTGATGCGCTGTTCCGCGCCGACGCGTTGACGCGTCACGAAGTGTACAAGATCGACCGTTCAATCGGTTTGTACAACATTGATGAGTTGCGGGCGTTCGAGGATCAGCCACCCCTACCTAACGGTAAGGGGCAGGACTACACCCCGCTCCCCGTACCTGCATCTACCCCTAAGAATGCGAACGATCAAGTAGCTGCAGGTACAGGTAATTCATCGAATGGGCAGGCGTCGAAAGGCACATTGAACAGCCCAAAGCCGACGCGGCAATTCATAACTCAAGAGAATGGTGAAACCAGATGAACGAATTGGAGCGTCGGTACACGCCGAACGAGGTTGTGCTCCGCGCATCGTCTGACCGGTCGAAGATCGGCGGGTATGCGTCGATGTTCAACGTTCTCTCCCGCAATCTCGGCGGGTTCGTCGAGCAGGTCATGCCGAGCGCGTTCACCCGTTCGCAGATGGACGGATGGCCCGGTGTGCTCGCACGGTACAACCATAATGATGACTTCCTGCTCGGCACGTCGGCGGCACGCACACTAGAACTGACCGTCGACGAGATTGGCCTCTCGTACGTCATTGACCCGCCGCAGTCGCGGGCGGACATTCTCGAACTCGTGCAGCGCGGCGACGTGCAGCACTCATCGTTCGCATTCCGCGCCATGCCCGACGGTGGGGATGATTGGACGACCACGGATCAGGGATATCCGAAGCGGTCCCTACTCAACGTGCAGCTCGTTGATGTGGCGCCCGTCAACTCCCCCGCCTACCCGGACACGACTGCTGCCCTGCGGTCGTTTTCGACGAAGTTCGGCGCACCGTTGGACGAGGTACGGTCGCTGTCCGAGGCTGATGAGCTGCGGAAGTTCTTCGTTCGCACCGACAACCGTGGGAAGCCGAAGCCGAAGCCGAAGCAGATGCTTGGTGCTGCCGCGGCCGTCCAGTTGATGATGCGGAAGCAGGACCCGTACATCAACGACTGATTGAGACTCATCCCTGTTCGTGGTGTCGGAATCGACTCCTCACTGGTGCGGGGCTCTTGCATAACAGTACGGCGGTGTCGGAATCGCATCCTCATCGCGCACCCTATTCAATCGAGCCCTGAGGAGGGCTGAGCTACATGAGTGACATGATTAAGGCGTTGCGCGATCGCCGTGCGAACGTTTGGGAAGAATGCAAGGGACTTGCCGACTCGGCAACCGACCAGAACCGCGCGTTCTCCGCTGAGGAGCAGGGAACGTGGGATGCGCTGAACGGTGAACTCGACAAGCTGGACAAGCGCATCCAGTCGGCGCTGAGCACCGAGCAGCGTTCGAAGGACGCCGATGCGGCGTTCGCCAAGCTGGAGGCCAAGCCGAAGACCCGCGGCGGCACGGACAGCGCGAATGCCGGCCCCGACCGCAGTGAGTTCTCCACTCAGCTGCGGGCGTTCTGCCGCGGCGATGTTGGCGCGGCCCGCTCGTTCGAAGTTCGCTCCGACGGCCCGGTGCCCACAGAGTTCCGCGCGCTTTCCCGTCTCACCACGGGCGCTGGCGGCTACCTTGTCGGCTCCACCATGTACGACCGGCTCATGGCCCACCTCATCGAAGTGAGTGCTGTGCTGCAGGCCGGCGCGACCGTACTGAACACGACCAGCGGCGAGCCGATCACCGTGCCGAAGACGACGGCGCATTCCAGTGCGCTGCTCTACCCCGAAGCCACCGTGATCACCGGCAACGATCCGACGTTCGGGCAGGCATCTTTGGGCGCGTACAAGTATGGCGTGCTCGTCCAGGTGTCCCGCGAGCTGATCGACGACAACGGGTTCGACCTTGAAGGCTACCTGGCCATGGAAACCGGGCGGGCGCTTGGCAACGCGTTCGGCGCGGACCTCATCACCGGCAACGGGACCAGCAAGCCGACCGGCCTGCTGAACAACACCACCCTCGGTGTTACTTCGGCCACCGGTCAGAGTGGTGGGTTCGGCCCGTCATCGGCGACTGTCAACTCTGGCGCTGACCTTCTCTTCGACCTGTTCTACTCGGTGATCGCCCCGTACCGGGCGAGCAGCGCGGCGGGCTGGCTCGTGAAGGACAGCACGATGGCCGCGTTGCGGAAGGTGAAGGACACGACCGGGCAGTACATCTTCCAGCCTTCGCTGGTCGCTGGGACGCCGGACATCCTCATCGGGAAGCCGATCTACACGGACCCGTTCATGCCGGCCATTGCGACCGGTGCGAAGGCTGTCGTGTTCGGTGACTTCTCGCAGTACTTCGTGAGGCTGGCGGGAGGGGTCAGGTTCGAGCGCTCCGACGACTTTGCCTTCTCGCAGGATCTCGTCACGTTCAGGGCTCTGCTCCGCGGTGATGGTGTGCTCGTCGACCAGACCGGAGCACTAAAGCACCTGGCTGGGGCTGCGTCTTGACCTGCGGAAACACTGTTTGGATCACCTCGGGCAGGGTCAGTCACCTGTTCCGGGGTGGTGCCAAAAGCACTTCCATTTAGTCGTGATGCATGGTACAGTTTGAAGATGAACCCCGGGAGCAAAGGGCTCTCGGGGCTCATCTTCAGAGAAGGACCAAGCACATGGCCAGAATCGGCCGTCCTCGCACCCATCCAGAATCATGCGCAGTTGAAGGGTGCGACCGTCTCGGCTATGCCAAGACGTTTTGCAAGATGCACTACCTACGGGTTCACCGCACCGGGTCCCCCGGCGAGGCTGACACGCGCGAGTATTCCCCGTTCTGCACAGTCGATGATTGCACGGGTGCGCATAAGTCCAAGGGCTTTTGCACCAAGCATTACCGTCGGCTCCTTAAGTGGGGCG